TAAGTGCTGGTGGACAAATCCCAAGGTGTAGTTAGGCTGTACTGGTAAACAAAATCAGAACCATCAAGGACAAACATTTTTGTTCCATCCGGCTTAAAAAAGACGTCTCTCGGCGCAGTGTCTTGCGCTGCAACAGAAAACGACACATTATCATACGCCGCAGTAGACAAATCCCAAGCAGTAGACAGCGTATATCGATAAACACTATCGTCGGCATCTCCTATCAAATACAGCTCTGTACCATCGTCTTTGAAAAAAATGCCCCGTGGCAGTGTATCTTCAGCAGTTACACTAAAAGAAACATTGTCGTAAGATGAACTCGAAACATCCCAAGCAGTAGACAAACTGTATTGGTACAAGGTGTCTGTGTCTCGGCCCAAAATATACATTTTTAGTCCATCCGGCTTAAAAGCAAGGCCGTAAGGCACACGGTCTTGATCTCCTACAAAAAACTCAACTTCGTCATAGACAGCACTGTCTAATCTAAACTCTTCGACATACACAGGGTTCAAGATTACCTTGGCTTGGCTTACCATGTCTTGTGTCTGGAAGGAGTAAGTGACACTAGGCACATCAAGGGCAGAAACAAAAATGTCCGCAACAGAAAGATCAATTGTCTGATTTGTACCAGACAAAGCGGATGTGGCCGCACTGGCAAAACTTTCAGCCGTGGCCGAAACAAACACCACAGCATCACCAGAGAGGCTGATGGGCGAACCTGCATTGCTGCTTTCACTTGCAGATCGTGTCAACGTCCCGCCGGAATAGGTGCCTGAGCCGATCTCCCATTCGGTGCCGTCCTCAATGACGTAGCGAACCACATCTGAGTTTACGACACCAGCGGCAGCAAAGGTCTGATAGCCGTCAACCGCTGACCCAAGGGTGATCGTCCCTGTGCCAGTGGTGGCCGTGGTCATTTTTGCGCGGTTGACGAGTTTGGTCATGCTTCACCTGTGTCAGCGTTTTCGTTGTCGTAGGCCAGCTTATGCCGGGTCTGGGATGCCGATTGCGACAGACGACAGCGTGAAGGTGTTGCCCGAAGTCACAGACTGCGAAGCTGTGAGTGAGCCAGTGGCAAGCAGGCGGCTGTTCACGGTGTCCACAATCGCATAGTGGGTCGCGGTGCCGGTGCCGGTGACTGAGCCATCCGTGATAGCTGCAACCACAACCTCACGGCCACCGCCAGAGCGGTCTTGCGGTGCGCCAATGCTAAGACTTGTGCTGTCGCCAAGGGCGTAAGTCACGTTAGCTTCAGTGAATGTTGTAGCCTCTTGCGAGGTAATAACGATTTTGTTTGCTTCTGTGTCAAGAACGGTCAGGCCGTTGTCGAACACACGATCATTAAGAGTAGCCATGATTATTCAATTCCTTGTGTATTTGTGTTTGGTTGACCTGCACCTTGGTCATAATCTAGTTCAGCCACGTCCATAAGGTCTTGAACGACTTCTGGGTGATTACTAACGTCAATACCTGCACCATTAAGATTACGGAGAAAGGAAGAAATCTCACGCAGATCGTGTGGAGCTACATCACCAGCAGTGATAGTTGGCATCAGGTCATAATTCAGGCCATTTAACTGCCAAAGGCGTTCGACCAACTGTTTGTTGAGGACATCTACGATTGCTTGGATGTAACTTTCAAGCGCACGGAGGAACAGGTCTGTCTTCGACTTGGACAGGGCATAGGAGCCACCAGATGTGCCAAGAAGAAGAAACTCACTCAGGACACTACGGGCAATGTCATGTTGGTAACGTTTCACAATCGGGTCAATATCAATGTTACGGTTACCTTGAGATGACATAAGCTCCACATCAACCATACGGACATTTGTAGGCTCCCCTTCCTTACCGGGGTAAGTGTCCGAAGGAACCATAAGGTAGCCTTGCTCGTTGAACTTAACATCCCGAAGGATAGTCTGCATCTCAGCTACAAAACCCTTCTGTGCAGCCGTAGCATCGGGGCTAAGGTATTCAGCAGGAATACGGGCCACAGGAATACCAGCAAGCTCACGCTCAACAGCAATAGCCTCAATATTCTGGAGGTTGTTCAGGTATTCATAGGAGGTGTAAGCATTACGGATGATAGGACGACCAGCCGGGTCATTATTAATACTAGTAGTCCTATAGTAGAGGCTCTTCCTTGTGGGAATATAGTGTTTGTTGTTACCGTAGGAACCTTCTTGGTAAAGACCAAGGATGTCACCTGTCTTCTGGTCTACATCAAACCTAGAGACTGTCCAAGGCGCACGAGAAGCAATCTTACGGACACCAATACGACCATCAGAATACTTAGACCGTTTCTTAGGGTTCTGGGTGTCCATACCTTCGCGGCGCTTGTACACAATCTCAAACCATGCAAAGCCATAGGAAAGGAACGCAAGTGCTTCAGAGATGTGGTCATCAAGCGTATGGTCCATATCCTCAAGGACAGACTCTACAAACTGAGCCTCACGCTTGGCATCCTCCGAAGACTCATCTACGGGCTTTACCTTCAGGTCAACGTCCCGAAGGATTTGTTCAACGGCATACATGACAGCGCCTATAGTGCTATCATTCTCGCGCATCTCACGGTACTTCTTAATGGCTCTCTTACCACGAAGCTCAGGCAGAAACTCATCACTACGGATTTGACCATTACGGGTGTTATCACCAGCAACACCAAGGATTTGCTTTGACTCTGTTTCTGATAGTTGTTTTACCATGTTAGCGTAAGCCTTTAGAATCAGAGTAAACAAGTTGAAGTTGGGGTTTTTGGTGTGACCCAAGCATAAGATCGGTAAGTGCCCAGACCAGAGCGTCAAGGCGGTCAGGAGAGCCTATACTACCAAGAGGTTCCCAAGTGCGCATCTGAGTCTCAAGTTCCCCTAGAGAAGCCTCTGCGTCCCTTACATGATAGACAAGGCCACGTTCGTATAATGCACTAATAGGTTCAGCCCTAGCGAACTTACCTCTTGATGCGTGTACGAGTTTGATAGGAACTGTTTCATCTTCTACCTCAATAGTCCTACGAACCATATCACCACCTTGATTACGTTCAGCTACAATACGGTCAGCTTGGAAGTGATGATAAAGCTCGATAGCTTTAGAGGCCCAACCTTGAGGCGTTAGCCTAGCGGTGTAATCCCCCAAGACATACCCCTTACCGTTTACATCAACACCAGCTACAACAATACCAGTCATATCCGATTCTTTATTAGCTGTAATGGCGGGGTCTAGGGAAACTACGATACGATTGAGTTGGGGGACTTCCTTGAGTGCCACCTGACAACTATCCAACATGTCGGTAGTCCAGAGGGCACCTTCTGCCTCTTCCATGACTTCAGCATAAAGCTCTTGTCGGCCAAGGCGAGTGCCTTCATATTGGTCCTTGACAGCCTTCAGGTAAGTGTCTGCGAGGTTTGCAGCGTTATCGAAGGTAGAACCCGTGGTGATATGCACTTTAGGGTTTTTGAGGAGGGTTCTAACTAGTTTGGTAGGCTTAGGTGTAGTAGTTACACAGACCCTTGGGTGCTTACCCAGACGAAGACAGAACTGAAGCATATCCCAAGTGTCTATATCCTTGTTCCATGCAGCTAACTCATCACACCAAGCGGATTCAAACTGTGGGCCACGTAGACGCTCAGGTTCCTCTGCACTATAGAACTCGACCTTAGCCCCATTCTTCCAGACAAGAGACCTTTTGGTGGGGGACCATTCAGGATACCCAATCTCTACACCTTTATGGGTCTTGTCCCTGTCGTGGCAGACACTCAGGAAACCACTCTCACCTTTAACCATCACCCGTTCAATATCAGAGTTGGTGGCAGCTACAGCAGCAATTCTCTTGTGGCCCTTCTTAACTTGTTCTCTTACCCACTCAACGCCAGCACGGGTCTTACCAAAGCCACGACCAGCATTAATGAGCCATACATCCCAGCCACCTTCAGGTTCTATCTGCTCAGGTCTAGCCCAAAACCTCCAAGTGTGCTGAAGTTCTTTTACCTGATTGGGTGTGAGTTCTGAGAGGGCTTGCTTAACCTGATCGTCGGGTAGCTCTCGAAGGGCTTGAGCAGTAAGGGTTTGGGGTTTCTGTCGGGTTGTTGCGAAGGTTTCCATTAGTCTTCTTCGGGTTCTTTACCCAAGGCTCTCATCAGTGCTTCAACTGCACCCTCAGACTCTTCCTCATCAGTTCCTACCTCACGGGTCTCTTCTACAGTCTTAGGCGTCCAACCACCTTGAGTGCGTAGCCAGAGTTCTTGGGACTTAAAGGTAACAGGCTCAGTAGGGTCTCCATCAATAGCCTGATTAGCTACTTTGTTACCAATCTTCCGAGTGATGTCATTCTTAGGGCCATGCCAATCTTCAGAGTAGTACTTGTAGAAGCTGTTGGTAGTACGAGGTGCCCAAGCATAAGATTGAATCTCAGCCATAGTATCCTTAAGCGTCAGGCCAGCAGCCGAACACTCACGGACCTTCTTACCAATCTCGCTATTGTAATGTAGCTTATTAGGCTGTGTCATGGGATACCTTTGAGAGGGTTCTCCACTAAGACTCTAGCATCAGGCTGTGAGAAGCTCTCTGAGCGAGTCTTAAGTGGAGAAACTGGGGAATAGCCTTATCAGGGCCACTGCAACCAATGTGGGGAGAATCTATAAGCAGACTACTTAAGTTATCACTGGAGATATTATATTAATATACCACAACCAACAATAAGTGGGTAGCGCAGCTTACTTTAAGTGAGGACTTGAGTAATCAACTACAACAATATTAATAATCTGTTCAGTTGGTAGCTCAAGTGAGGACTTAAGTTATCACTATAGTATGTGAATCACAATCTAAGTAACAAGTCTTAAGTTCTCTACTATAGTACTCACTTAAAGCTCTCACTTAAGTATAGTGATTCTGACTAGTGATTATTATTATTCTCTAGTTATCACTTTAAGTAAGGGACTCTAGTAGTTCTTGACCCCCTTACTGTATTATAAGTACTTTTTGACGGAAAATATTCAAGATGTAACAAATTGTGTTCACCTTTTTTGCTAAGTCCTTGAAAACCCCAGACTCTTTTTTCAGTGGATTCTCACAGAATCAAGGCTTTTATTACAGTCTGTAACATTCCGTGAGGATACTGTAAGTTGAGTAGCCTTTCTGATGCATCTTTTAGTTGTCCACCTTTAGTGGCACCCCTATGTATGAAATAACCTTCTTTTAGTGTAGGCCCTTCCGTTTTTGCTACAGGATTTCTTTTGTTTTGGATTCTGGGGTGGCTACCCCCTTGGCGAATCAGCAACACTCAGAATCTCTAGGGTCCCATTCTTGAGTCAACCCCTTGACACTCACCTGTGACCGATTCTTACAGGTCTGTAACAATTCGTGATCGTGCTCTTGACATTCCCTATAAGCCCGATCACTGGCAGCGAATCAGTAGTGCGTTAGCACGAACACTAAGTGTGATCACAAAACGTATTCAAGGGGCAGAATGTGATCACAAATGGTGGGGAGAACAAAAGGTAAACAGAAACCTTAAAGATCAGTGGCTTAAGGGTCACGCTTAAAGAAATATCTGCTAGATTGTGAAGAAAAAACTTGACAGAGACGGGAAGATTCGCAGCACCCCAAGTGTTACGTTATGACATAACATTAGGTAACCACACCTGTGCAACAACAAACATAAAGTACAATAACAGATTGAGTCCTCTACATAAATGCACATGGCCCGTAGAGGCGCTGTGAGGCCCACTAGAATGCATATAGCGTATCAGGCTAGGGTCATACCAAAACGCCCGCAGAGGCTATCCACGGGCGCTTACATTGGCTTGTATGTACGTTCAACCTGATAAGGAATGTTGACGGTTGACCCGCTGGCAAGCCTCTTGACCAGATACCCCTAAAGCCTTTGCATACTGGTGTATAACT